ATACACTCATTAACGGCCGAGTGATGTTCAAAAGCAAAGAATCTGAGCATACAAATACGCTCCAAAATTCGGCCCACGCGCTTCATATGGCCATCAAAGCGACTCCCGTCAGCAGCGATGGCCCAAGCAGCATGTAAAAGGAAGGCAACGATTCTCTCAGCGCATCCTTTAGGCGTTTTGGCAAAGGCGTACCAATCCTGTTTGCACATAACGTCATCGTGAAAGGCGTACATGTAACATGAGTACATCAATTTCACGTCCGGCTCAGCCTGTGAGATCAAGCGTGGGTCGGTTGGCTTCTCATAAGTCTCGATTTTCTCAAAAGAAGCCCATTTGGCAGCATTATTCGGGCCCATTGCACAGGCACGGTCGAGAATGCTCTTTTGCGAGGCACTATCCTGTTTATTATACACATAATCAACATCAACAGGGTGCCCTCTATGCGGGATTGGAATAAGCCGCTCAGCGAATTCCAGCATGTATCCAGCATAGGACGGTGGAAGTGGAAGCTCTTGTTGTCCAATGAACTTCTCTATGCGACCAGCTACTCCAGCGTCGTCAGACCCAATGGTCTTAGGAAAGCCATAAACTTTACCAATAAGAGGGGATCCGAATCCGGTTAGAGGCATTTCAGCCACATAGTCATGCTTGTCAAAATAGACAGCAGCAATGCACTCACTAGGAGGATATACCATTGGGGGGTATATTGGCAGTCCAGCTCTAACGTAAACACTAATGACTGCACACCAACCAGGTGGCAACTTTTCAGTTGGCAAACCCACGGGGTCGGTAGGATAGATGTTGCTCGCAACGACAGCTGGTGTTATAGGCACTTTCATCGTCATTGCTACTGCTCGCATAGCATCAAAATCCGTCTTGGGTAACGTAACAGCGAGGTGGTCTCCAACCAACGCCACGCTGCGATCCAGGCCCTTAGGAGTATTTACGTCGAGGCAAACCATTGACAGTTTCTCATCATTCTGACCACGACGGTGAATTACGGGCTCAAGTCTCTTCAATGTGTTGCCTTCTATAAACCAATCGGCAGGACACAGGGACGGTGCATCGAATGTACCAATCACGGATAACAAAACGATGCTGTGGTTTTCATCGACAAATTTACGGTCAATGTGGTAGCCAGTGATGCGTTTGGTCGCATATGCTGTGTCTTCCACAACCACGGTGCACCCAGTGTAGTCCCATACTTCATGCTCGTATTTTTCCCCACCGGATACATCATAGATCACTTTATTGTTCTCATCAAACCGAAACTTGTATTCACCTTCTCCTTTCGCAGCTACACTGGGAGTAAAAGCGTAAATCAAATATGTTCCGGGGTGAGTTGCCAGCAATCGCGGCATGTCAACGTAATAGTCCACGTCGACCAAAATGGCTGCCTGTGTAGCGCAGTCAAAATGAAAAGGGGTTGGCGGTGTGGCCAGGTCCTTAGCCCAATGAAATGAGCGATCCCCTTTACGAAATTTGCGGATATCAGCTAGTGACTGCTGAATAAAGTACGGCTCCAATCCAAGCGATGCTGCAAATAAGCTAGCAGTAGTACCTCCGCAATTTCGGTCAGCTGCTGACTGACCATGTGTATGATCTTTTGTCGGGCCCGCACGAGCCACTGGTGTGGAGACAAAGACCTGTCGTTGTTGACTGGAAGAGAGAGGTCCTGCCCTCAAGCTCCCAGAAATGAACCGTGTAGTCCAATCAGCACCTATGGGACTCCTCTGACGACGCCATATGTGACTTACAATCTTGTAGGATCCATACAAGACCAACGCTGCGGCAGCTCCATAAGCGGCTGCTCTAAGCGTTGAATAAGAGGTCCACTGCACTTCCCATGACTCTGGACTAAACCATTCGCCACTAGAAACAGTCGGTACCTCAACGCGAGGAAATCGGACAGCCAAACTGAGTCCGACTGCGATCGCTGTTACTGGTACCCCCCACCGAGGGACCCAGCTCCGTTTGGTAACCGGGGGAGCGTTATGATTAACGTGAGAAACCGGTGTCACCTGGACTGGTGACGAGAAAAGACCCACTACGGTCTTAGTCGTGGACGCAAGCGTCGCAAGGGTGGTTGCATGTTCAAATGCAAAGGCTCCAGCTACTACTGCTGCAAGCCCAAACGTGGCAAGTGTACCTTCAGGGCGGCTTTGCCACATATCAAATGCGCGAGACATAAGCGTAACCTTGGGCGCACTAGTTCCGGCAGGGGCCTTATTGCCCGCTGCTCTGACCTGCACCTCTCGATTGCGTTCAGTTGCCTCTTGAATTCGCCGCAGACGATCATTTTCATCATCTGACTGCGACATCTTCG